AAATAATCACTTAATAAGTAATTAAGCCAATTCTTTAAATTGTTAAAAAATGGAATTACTGCCTCTCTATATAGTTCTTTTTTTGCTTGTTTCCTATTTTGATAAGTTGAATCTCCTCCACCAACTAATTCAATTGGGACATCAGCAGCAATGGCAGCTCTTTCATGTGCTTTCTGTTCTGCTGTACTCCAGTCAGCATCTATTGGTGCTTTTGAAGTATCTTGATATTTTAACCCTGAACCAAGTACCAAAGGGCTACCAGCATTCTCAGCTCCTGCGTAATGTGCTGAATATTTGCTTCTTATTTCTTCTCTATCTTCCTTATCTACTGCACCTTCTGTCTGAAGTATTCCTCCTGGCTTTCCTAAATTATTTGCCAAGCTCCAGTTCCATTTCCAAGCTTTGAACAAATAAGCTCCAAATATTGCTAATGCATTCTGCTTGCTTCTTCCTTGTCCTATTCCATTTCCACTAACTCCATCTATTATGTTGTCATAGTTTGGAGAAGTAAGCCACATATAGTTTTTTAATTCGTCCCCAGTTATTGTTTTAGCTGGGTTATGGATTCTTATTTCTCTTATCCTTCTACCTTCAAAATACACTGTAAAATTATTTGGTGAGTGTATATATAAGTCAGGAGCAAGTGAGGGCAACCCTTTTATAAGTTCTAATAAAACTCCAGTATTTGAACCTTCTAACCAAACTATTAAATAATCTATAAAGTCCTGGAATGATGTATTTGGATTAATCATTCTAAAAATCTTATTTAAAATATGATTATCAACTTTTTTCTTGCCATCTTCTTTTCCTGTATAAATGCCCATTTCTATATTTTGACAAGCCTTAATCTTTTTTTTAATTGGTAGCATAAAGCCTGGCTGTTCCCATATTGTTGACATATATTCAGATGCTTCAAAATTCTTCCCATCTCCAGTCATTACAGAACAATCCTTGAAAAACCAATTTTTAAAAAATTCTCTAATACTCATATACCCACTTCCCTTTTTTCATATCATTAGAAAATGCGTATCTTGTAGCGTCTATTGTATGGTTATTAGAATCACATAAGCGTGGTAATGGATTCCCTTCACGATCAGTGTCATAATCAATCATTTCAAATTCTCTTGATATGTTTGGAGTTCTTTTTGGATCTATTACTATTGCTTCCAAATCAGAAAGCCATTTTTCTCCATACTCAACACTTCCAGCACCTTTTTTTGCTCCCCATGCACTTATGTCATATTCCTTTAATTCATCAATAGATTTGGGTTCAGCACTATCACACATAACTAGCTCATCATAGCCTTTTGAAAGAATATAATTTGCTAGATTTCTATTTTTTAAACCTACTCCATAATACTCATCCAGTGCATAAATAATGCCTTTCTTTTTGTCATAACCCCATCTAACAAAAGCTAATGGATCTACTCCATAGCCCCAGTCAACCCCATTTCTAAATCTTTCAAGCCCTACAATCTCTGAAGCTTCTATTTCTCTTATTTCTAGGTTAGGAAATGGAACAAGTCCATTGCCTATTGGTTCTCCCATGTACACATGTCTATACTTTGTTTCATTTTTTTCTTTAACTGCCTCTGCTTCTTTTATAAACTCATCAGATATATATGGATTATCTAAGTATGTTGAATGATGTACATATACATTTGTTTCTTTAAAAGAATAATTGTATTTTTTATTAACCCAGTTATGTTTCATCTTTGGGGGATTGTATGAAAAGAACCCTTTATAAATAAGTCCATTCTCTAACTTTCCTCTAAATATAGAATTTAAAACTGTTTCAACTTCATCTTCATTTTTAAAATCTGCTAGTTCTTCAAACCAATAACGAGCAATTGGAAATTGTGCCTCTTTTATAGACTTACTTTTTTGTGGGTCATCTACTCCTAAAAACATAAACTTATTCCCTCTCTCTTTATAAATAATTTCAAGAGGATTAAGTTTATACTCAAAATATTCATCTACTCCTAAATGTTTAATTGCCCATTTTATTTGTTCATATACCGATTTTCTAAGATATTGACCTACTTTTCTAAAACAAACAGTATTGACTGGATATTGCATTAAATCAACAACTAAAATCAAAGCAATATTAGTTGATTTTGCTGAACCTCTTCCACCTTTACAAACTAAACGAGTGTATTTATTACTTTTCCAAGCTGAATAAAGTGGATAAAATTTAGGAGTTAATAAGTCTGATATTTTAAGTTGCTTTCTCTTCTTCTTTGATGTCATCAAGTATCAGCACCCCTCTTTCTTCTTCCTCAGCTTGTTGTTTCTCTTTTTTTTCTTTTTCTCTTCTTTTATCCATTTTTTCTAATACATTTGCGATTTTAATAAGTGAATCAGCAACCTTTGGGTCAACTAATGTTTCAGGATTTTCAATAATATTTAAAAGCATTTTCTTATGTGCTTCATCTAAAATTTCACCCATATCATCAACTGATAATTCTTTTAACTTTCTTGCTTCTTCAAACTCTTCTTTATTTTCTTTTATCCACCTGTAAACAGTGCCTTTACTTTTATTTAAAGCACTAGCTATTTCATCAATACTTTTATTATCTGCATACATTCTTTTAGCCTGTACGAGCTCTAACTTCATAAAGACACCTCCATATTTTTATTTTATTAAGCAAAAATATTCAGCTTTATCTGCTAATTTTCCAAACATTTGCTTTTGATATTCTTTTATAATAAATTTACATTCAAAATTTTCTTTTAATAACTTTGATAGATTATTATCTACACTTCCAAACACAAGAAATACATTGTTTTTATTTTGATTTCTTTTAATAAATTCTATAAGTCTTGCATCATCTTTTATTGTCCAGTCCACACCTTTATCATCAGCATAGTTATAGCCTATAAAGCCTTCCTCTCCTATACTAGTTTTGCGAATATACGGAGGATCTAAAAAAATAAAACTGTCTTTAAACTCCCATTTTTCATTAAATAAATCAGTTGTTATTTTTATAGCTTTTAATGCTCCTATATAAAGTTCTAATTTTTTTATTTTTTCTTCTGAATAAAAAGCATTTGTTAATGTTGTTCCATTTCCTCCAAAGCCCATGAGGCTTCTTAAAATTCTTTTTTCATTTTCGTTAAAAACTTCATGCTTTTCTCTTGTACTTAGCTTCTTACCACAACAAGGGCAACATTCAGAAAATATATTTTTAAATCTCTTATTTACTTCTTCAAATGCTGCTCTGTCATTTTCATACAAGTTTCTAGCATTTATTTTTAAATCACATTTTATATATTCAAGTCCTTTCTTATATGTATCAACAACATTTCCAGATAAAAAACATTCAATTTTTTCATCTTTTACATTTGCTAGTACATCTAATTCCTTAAATTCATTTTTAAAATTTATTGGAATTTCCATAGCCCCTGCAAATAAGTCAATAAAATTCTTTCTATAATTTTCTTCAAATATTAGCTTTATCTCTTTAAAAAATCTTCCTTTGCTCCCAAAATATGCAAATGGTGGCTTTATTCTTGCCATTTTTACTACTCCTTTTAAACTTTTTTACTTTCCATACTTGTTATAACTTTTTTAAAGAGTGAATGTTGCAAAATTTGCAAAGATTATAAAATTTTGCAATAAATAAAAAAGCACACCATTTTTGATGTGCCTTTTTTTGATATTTTATTTTTTAATATATTCAATTAATGCCTGTTCTATTATCCAAGAGAGAGTTTTTTCAGGATATTTTTTTTCTATTTCTGCTAGAAGTGTTGGAGTTATCCGAAAAGATTTTGTTACTTTCTTTTTTTCTTCTTCCAATTTTCTTCTTCCTGCTCCTTCTCTTTTTCCCCCTAATGCCATAATTATCTTCCTCTTTTTAATTTCTTTATTTTCTTGATTGAATTTATTATAACAATTATATCAATTAAAATTATAATTATAAAGAAAACTTTGTTTTTAGAATAATGCAAGTAAGTTATTAGTAATAATGTGTTAACTATCAATAAAAGAGTATTCTTCATATTGTTTTTATGAGTAAAATCTGATATAATTTAATCAAGAAACTGGATTACTCCAGTTCCTTGATATTTGAGTTAGTTGAAATAACTTACTAATAGAATTATCAGCGTTAGGACTGCTATGATTAACTCTATTATTGCTGTTATTAGTTCAATTAACTCTTTTTTATTCCCTCCTTTCTTTTGATTTTTTTTCTTTTTGCTCATTTCTTCACCTCCTTATGTATTTATTATACCATACTTATTCGATTTATGCAATACATTTTTCAAATTTTTATAAACTTTTTTAGATTTTTTTTTGGAATTTTTACCATTATTAAAACTAACAAATTATAAGTATTTAATTGATTTTTAACTAA